TAATGTTCTCTAACGGCACTCCCGTGAAATCAGACAGTCTTCGTAAGTCTGTTGCAGTCATCTTCACACGCCCTGCGCTTACCTGTTTCAGATGGTTGTAGTCAATGTCACAGGCATTCGCTAAGTCTTCAATAGACATGTTCTTCATAGCTGCAAGTGCTTTGACATTGAGCATGATGTTATCCATTTCTTTCCTCTCTTTCTAGCAATCATTTCGTTTACACGCACTATGTTAGTAATCGCTCTGTTTATTGTCAACACTCAATTTCACTTTTTTTTGCTTTCAGTGTAATATAAGTCTGTAAACAGAGAGGATACCGACGCGCATGTGAGAAACTGTGGCACCATTTTGGCACCAAAATTTTAAAATTCTATAAAATGTGAAATACAGAAATGCAGTATTTATGCAGTTTTTTAACATCTTAGAAACACGAAAAAACATATTGTTCGTCTTCTGTTATCCGCACCATAAAGTAGAAAAGCCCTTAAACAAGGGCTTTTTTATTGCTGTGGAACCATAATGGCACCAAAAATAAAAGCCGGAGCATTTCTGCCCCGGCCGTTCTTATACTTTCGATCTCAGGTATTCCTGGATCTCATCGCTGGCTTTCTGCATGCCATCCCGGTTGTTGCCACCCTCCAAGTTAGACTTGAGGAGCTGCTGGCTTGCGTTAAGGTTCAGCCTCATTATTTCGTGGAAGTCTGCGAACTCCTCGGCCTTGTCGATATTTTCGGCTTCCAACTTTTTCAGCCTCTCATTGTCTTTGCGGGAGTAGTCCTCAAGGTTGGCAATCCTGACATCAGTAGCCGCTCTCCATCCTTTAGCCTTGATCTTACCGATCAATGCCCAGATACCCGCAAGAGCACCAGCGATGCCCCCGCAGTACAAGATGAGCCGCCCCATCAGTGAAAAGAAATCATTCACTGTCCTTATCGTAGTCGGGTCCATTACTGCTTCACATCATCGCTTTCTACTTTGTTATAGTTAGCGTTAGACACGCCAATGAGCGCACCAATGAAAGTGGCAACCGCGCCAATTGTGGCTGTAATAGCCGTGGTGTCCTTGCCGTAGATTGTGCCAAGTGTACTGATCAGTGTGATCAGTGCAGGCACAGCAATAAGGCAGGCCCACTTTAAGAAGTTATACGTTTTATCTGATAATTTCATAATCTTTCCTCCCTGAAAACTGTCATTCGCCAGATGTTCATGCTTTCGTGATGTTATGAATGCTGATGGCTGCTGTGACCTGTCCATTGACACCGATCACGGCACGATCACCCTTAAGCTCCATTACAGTGTACGTGTCGTACCATGTGCGGAAGCTTTCCCCACTGTAGGTCACGGCGTTGGTAACGTGGACTCTGTCTCCAACGTGAATCTGTGAGCTGGATGGTGCTGCTGCCGGTGCAGATCCGCCGCCAACTTTGGTGATATTGCTTGTCCTCAGAGCAGCCCATACCTGACCGCCTACAGTGAGGACTGCACGATCGCCGCTGATCTCTGATACCGTGTATGAGTCGTGGTAGCTTGCCAGTCTATTGCCGTTGTAGTCCACAAGCTGAATTGGCTTGACCGTATCTCCTACTGCAATACCGCTGGACACCGGCTGCGATGCAGACTGTGCCGGTGTGGCCGGTGCTGCGGATCCCGGTACTTTGAGCACCTGATTCGGATAAATCATGTTTGGATTAGACAGGTGGTTAAGCGCTGCGAGTGTGTTCCATGTCGTTCCGTACATGCGGGCAATTGACCATAGTGCATCTCCACTCTGTACCGTGTATGTTGTTGTAGCGGCAGGCTGCGGTACCTGCTTCTCATTCACCTTTTGCTGGATGGCTGCAGCATCATACCCAGCATTCTTCAATGCTGTTACTCGTGCGTCACCATCGCCCCACTTGCCAGCGATTACTTCGGCAACAATCTCATCATCAGATTTTTTCGTCACAATCGGCGTGAGCTTTTGATTGACGATTGCCTGTACTGTGGCTGGATCATACCCGGCAGCCTTCAGCTTCGCCTTTCTTGCGTCGCCGTTGCCCCATCCATAAGTGCCTGCGATGATCTCATCCGCGATCTGTTCGCTTGACTTCTTAGCTCCCGCTGTGGTTATCGGTTTTGGCTGCACAATGGTCTTCGGACTTGCATATTTAGCCCATGCGATCGCGTCCATATATGCAAGATCCAGATCCACATTCGATTCCCATCCCGAAATTCTTCCGCAGGATGAATACTGACGAATAGCACAATCGTAAGCGCCTTCGTTCCACGGGTGCGCCTGATAGCCTGTCAGGCTGTTGTTCGCATACTGTGCGATCCATCTGCCATAGTTACCGATACCGTCAGCATATCCCCGGATGGACGCGGACAGATACACAAGCGGGTTGACTGCAATCGGCTGCGCCACTCTGACGCAAAAAGCCTTGATCCACGCTTTATCGTTAACGCCATAAGCTGCGTTGTCTTCCTTCTCCCAGTCCAAACAGAGAATTGCCTCTCCAATGTAGTTTGAGATCTGCGCGATGAAATAATCAGCTTCTTTGACCGGATCGCCGCCTTCAGCGTAGTGATACAGTCCGAGCTTCTTTCCACTGTGCTTTGCCTGTGAATAGTGAATGTTGCATGACGGGTTGACGTACCATGTTCCCTGTGTGGCTTTAATAATGATGAACTCCGCTGTCACCTTTGACGCATCAAGCGATGACTGCCAGTGAGAAATGTCGATTCCGTTCATTGTCATAGTTGTTTTCCTTTCCGTGCGTGTCCACACTAAATGAAAAGGCGGACTATTGATCCGCCTTTGTTGATACGAGCTTCTTAGTGTTCTCTTTCAGTTTCTCCTCAAGATAGTCCTGTGATGCGGATACATTGAATCCGTATCCGTTCGTGCCTTTGAAGGCATCCTCCGGGAGATCAAAGAAGGTGCTGAGAATTGCCCGAACTTCTGCAAAGCTGAGAGTTGTCACCGACGTCATTATTCGGTGTCCTCTTCATCGCCCGGAATCTTCTCATCCGGGTATTTCTTTTTATATGCCGCCTTGATGGCTTCCTGAGCCTCCGGCTTGAATGTTGCTACCTCATCCCAGGTCAGCTTTCCCTGGTGAATTCTGATCGCCATGAATGTGTACATCTGATCATTCCTCCATCATTGCTGCTGCCAGCATATCCTGCACGGCCTGTGCTGTTTCTTCCTGTGCATCCTGCAGAGCCTTGAGTGCTGCATCAATGGACGCAGGCTGTTCCTGCTCCGGAAGGGATGCAATTGGAGTGTAGTCCAGGAACTTCTCCGGATCCGCTTTGACTTCGTCCTCTGTGAGGGCATCCGTGCGGAATTCATTGAAGTCGTACTGGTACTGAGTGATTGATTCTGCTGCTTCGGCTTCTTTGCCGTCTTCAGTATGGAAGCTCTGAGCCTGCTCGGTGACTTCTTCCTCGTTGAGGCAGATCTGGAACTGGCTGACTCCATCCACCAGCGTCACTCTGACTGCTGGCTGTTTCTCGCTGAATAATGCTTTTGTCATACTTGCTTATCACCTTTCTCGCTTTCTTTGAGATCTTGAAGTAATTGTATTTCCTACGGAATCGCAAACTGTGACTGTGATCGATAAAGAGCCCGCCATAAGACGTGAGCCGCCGGGCTTTTCTGACATTCGGATCCTGATCGAAGTCACGGATCGCGCGCTTTGTCTTGACGTAGTCCCGGTATCGCATGGTTATGTGGTCTCTGTATATCTTGTATCCAAGTACATCGACGTGGGCATCTCGGTTTTTCGGATTCAAGTCGATCAGCTGCCAGTCATCGTGCAGCTGCATTTCTTTTGTCTTAAAGAGGTCCGCATCTTTGCGGATCGCATGAGACAGCTGGCTTGCATTGCTTCCGAGAAGATAAATATCATCAACGTTGAACATCTGGTGCTTCACTGCATTCTGCTTTTTGCCTCTTCTGGTTGTGATGAACCCCCGTTCATTGAAATGGTAAACATCCGCGACATACAAGGCACAGAGCCGAATACTCAGGACAGAACCGATGGGCAGACCTTTCATGGATTCCTCCAATCTGGTCTTCAAATCCGGATCCCTTTCCATCTCATGGATGAATCTCTGCGAAGGATGCCCGGAGTCCATCGTCTGCAGCAGTGTTGCAATCAGCCAGAGAATCGCATCGTTTGCCACCCGTCTGTCCAGCCAGTCCATCATGTTCTGATGAAGGATGGAAGCGTAAGCAGGTCTCAGATCCGCCTTGATCATCTTGGTGCAGGTGTAGACCCGCTCCTTTTTGCCATTGCGTCCGATCCGGATCTCAGTTTCTTTCAGCCATGAGTGCATGACTGCAGCACCGAAGATAGGTCCTTGCTTTGGCTTGCATGCGATCTGATAGTATCCGATGTACGGAGCCAGCTCGTCCAGTGAGTTATAAGCAATGTAGTCATAGATCTGCTGCTTCATGCACTCGACTGCGATGATTCTTGTTTTTCCGTTCGACTTGTCCTTTCGAACATCGTACTCAATCGGATCCACCACAATGTGGCGGTTCAGAATCTCCGCTTGAATGATATCGATCAGCTTCTCTTCACTCCCGCCGCATTCTGCTTCGAGTCGCTTGACGTCCGGTCTTGTGATCAGTTCTTTCAATGTCTTGTGCTTTTCACAGTCATGAATTGCCCGCCGGATAAATTCTCTGTCTGAAATATCAACGTTTTTGCATTTTTTCTTCATTTTGATTCTGTAGTAAATAGCGATTGTTGCTGTGTCTGACCGTTCGATTACTCTACCAGGCCAGCCTGCTTTCAGCCACTTTGCGCATTCCGCGCAGGTACAACCGAAAGGTTGCAGCGCTTGGTCAAAGAGCGCGCATGACAGCCGTAAAACTTTCTTTTTGTATAAAGGCGATGCATCCGCACCGCCTACCTTTGCCGAGTTAGGATTTTCACGCAAATCGCAGCAGCCGTAGTTCCAGTTCGTCCTGGACAGGTCGTTCCTGCAGTTGACATTGCAGAGACCGTCGTTCGAGCCGTTCCTGAGGTTGCCGACATGGCTGCCATACCCCGTGTTACAGTATTTTGAAACTTTTGAATTATTTAGTAGTGAAAGACAAGAGAGGGGAGGGCCCCTCTCAGGGGCTGCGCCCCTGATTCACCCCCACAAGCAGGGGTATCAATCGCAGCAGCCGTAGTCCCAGTCCGTCCCGGACAGGCCGTTCCTGCAGCGGACATGGCAGAGACCGTCGTTCGAGCCGTCCCGGAGGTGGCCGACAGTATACTTCTCTCTGAGTGTACCGTCTTCACCCTTGCCAGACTGTGGACCCCATACTCTATCACCAATGCCGATAGAGTCACCGCCACCGATGCTGCAAGGGCAGAAGGATCCAGTATCCGGATCAACATAAATATCTCCAGACCAGTAGTCACCTTCTGCAATTGGAATCCCGCCAGCTAACGTGTATCCCGTGTGTGCATTAGCGACGTGCTTGACTCCGCGCTTTGCTACATACTGCAGCCATAAGCCGGAACCCTCGTCTCTCTGCATGACCACATTCGAGTCGATGATAGCCTGTCCGTTCATGTATTCTGTGCCGCCAATACGGAAAGTATGGCATCCGTCTGTGTTGGATAGATAAGAGCCGTCAAAGTGGCCGATAACCTTGTCTGTTTCACCGCTCATGCACGGCATCAGTGAAACATAATCATCAACCGTGACATTGAATGCTTCAGGAACGTCCAGAGTCAGAGCTGTGTATTCTGTGCCGGAAACAACAACCGTCTCGATGCTCTTGATCTGCGCTCTGTTCACTACATCGTGAACCGTTGCATAGTTTCTATCCTGTGTGACCGCTTTATTATTATCGAGGCATGTCCCTACAGAGACACACGCACCGACGTAGAACTTGCTCTGATCAGCAATCAGAACACGCTTTGCAGATTCTTCAGCAACTGCGATCTTGCTCTGTACGTTCCATGTATCAACATGGCCTCTGAAGAACTTCTGGCTGTTTTTTGTCTTGTATTTGATGACCATCATCAGGAATGCGAACAGTGTTCTTTCGGATCCGGCTCCCCAGTATCCTGCACCCTTCTTCTGGTATTCAGTGATCATGGAATTGTACGAGTTGTTATAAGACGGTACGCCGTACTGGGACCGCAGGATCTTGTTGGATGCGCCGCTCGTTCCTTCTTCACTGTTAACAGAGTAGAACGCACTGTGGACGTAGTAAGGCATGATCGTGCCATCAGCTTTGATCGCCTCAATCCAAGGGACAAGTCCGAGTTCTGGATGCGGAGCATCGCTCATGTAGTAGATATCGTATGTCCCATGATTTTCCACTTTGTACCAGAAAGTTGCATACACGTTGCCGATGTCAACTTTTCCGGTCTTGGCGAATCCCGGCATTCCTTCCACTGCAGTCGGACGAGCAAAGCCATCATCATCTCTGGTGTAATTGCATCTGGTCCACTGGAAGATCTCGGACTCCTCCGCAAAGTCATCCTGTCCGGCATCGGTATCCGTTGCCGGTTTAGCAACAAGTCCAATGGAATCCAGCATTGCCTCTCCAACACTGGACGTGTTGGTTGCATACTTCCAGATCTTGGTTGCGAATACCTTTCCTGATCTTCCACCGATGAACTGAGCAGCCAGTTCCTTTTCAAGTTTGGACTTCAGTCCCATTTCATCTGCATTTGCGTAGACATTCTGCAGAGCCGCCTGATAGGCAAGCTGAGCCATCTGCGCACTGTTTGGCGCTTCATAAGTCACGCCGTTAATTTTCTGTGCCATATTCCTCCTTACTCATCCAGAGCATCAATGTTCTGCGTGATGCAGAGCCGACGCCTCGAATTTACGAAAAACTTGAAGCCGTTGATCTGAGCATCGATCCGGTCCACGTCCGCCTGATGGGCTTTCTTTACCGCATTCAGTTCGCTTGTATGCCTTGCGGACAGATCGGATACGGACTTCGTAACTGCTGCATAATGACTTGCTTCTGTGTCGTGAACCTCATTAACCGCTCCGACGATTGTGCTCTTCGTCACGGTCTTCAGATCGGACTTTGCACCGACGTCATTGATCAGCTGATTCAGATCGGCAGCGGATGCAATCGCACCAGTGTCGAGCTTCACGCTTACCTGCTCAGCATTAGCCACCGAAACATAGGTTTCAATCTCGATCAGCTGAGGACTGACAGAGTTGTATGGCGGCATGTAGTCTGCCTGACCATCGACAGCCGTGACGATGGCATATAGGCACTCTGTGCTGGACTGCTTCCCGGCTTCACAGGCAAAGATTCCGAACTCATTGACGTAGTATCCCTGCGTCAGTTGAAGATTGGACAGCACTCCCAGAAGAGAGATCGTGCTGTCGTTCACTTTTCTGACTCTGGACACGCCGAACTCCTGCTTATTCTGTCTGAGAGCTGTGGCGCCCTGCAGAGCAGAAGTGGACCATGTCCCGGATCCAGCTTGGACCTTTGTGAACTCAATCGTGCACTGCCCCGCGAGAGCTTTGGTGATCAAAGCAATGCCTCGATTAGTCAGAACGACTGAATTGAACTGTGCCATGTTTTAACCTCCTTTTTTCTCATATTTGGATTCGCTTATAAACAAGACATGCACCTCCCGCATGAGGACCGGCCGCGTCCACTCTGGACGAGAGATGCCGACCATCCGCAACGGTCTGCAGTTTGATACTTCCAACCGCAGTGCCGATATATGCAGACCCGTCCTCCCGGTAACTCAACTGTGGGCTGTTGTTTACCGTGTAGAACCGGTTGGCCGCTTCCATAGCGCCAATATATAGTTTTCCTTGTGCCTTCTTGGAGAAGGTCAAGGCAATCAGATGAGACCTGACATTCTTAACTCGAGAGATGATGCGTGATATCTGTTCTGCTGTCTCCGGTGTAGACCGAGCATCAACAACGACTCTGAATTCGTTCGGCTTGTAGCCGCCTTCATACCACTCGACAACATCACCAGTGCCGAAGATCGTCTGCAGCATTTCAGCCACAGCACCAGTGGTCCCGGCATGGGATCTCCATGAGAGTGCGTTCTTGACCAGCGTCCGCTTTGTGTCAAGTGGAAGCGCCTGATCGTAGTACATGACTCTCAACTCGACTGCCATGTAGTCCAGAACTTCTTCATTCAGATCGTCGATATCGTAAGAAACACCGACCTTTGTTGAGAGAACGAGAAGGTGAGCGATCTGTAACTTGATCGCGTAACTCAGAGCCAGAAATTCAGGGCTTTTTTCATTCGGCCATAGGTCTTTCAGCTCGCCGTCATGAATATCAATCATCTTCGAGTCCTCCGTAGGTGATCGTCTTGGATCCGAGCTTTGCAAGGTCGGTGTCCCCGATCTTGGTGAAAGCCGGAGCCTTGAGCTCAACTCGCTTAGCACCCGCAAGAATGATGCGCTTCACCAGCTCTGACGGATTGATATCTCGTCCGATCTTAGACCGCTGCCACGTTGCATAGTCATTGACCGCTTTTTCGACTTCCTGCTGAATCGTCGTTGCCGTATTTCTGTCAGACGAATTGATCCAGTAGGTGAAGGAGACATCATAGCTGACTTCCTTCGGCGCAGAAACGACGATCTTGTCATTCAGTGGCTTGATGGTCGGATCCTCCAGATAAGCCTGCAGTGCTTTGACAACAGACTGGCTCGGCACTTCGTCATTCAGTAAGAAGCAGACATCCACTTCACCTGGAGCATTGCTGAAGACGCGCGCGTCTGTGATCTCCTGATTAAAGGATCGGATCCAGAACTTGTATGCGTCCTCTGTCCCGGTTGTTGAATGCCGATCCGGTGCGATGAATACCCGCTCACGCAGGGAGTCATCGTCTTCCGTATCTGCGCCGCCAGAAGGAACGTCAATGTTCTCAACTGATTGCACATACGGGATCGGATCCACCAGAGCACTGATCGAACCGACTGCAAGGTTATTGCTGCCGACTCCCGCTTCCATTGCCGTGCAAGGTACATCCACAGAAAGCTGTCCTGCCGGAATCTCGACATAGTCATCTGTCTCGAAGTAGTACTGTGAATCTGTGACTCTGGTGCCTGCTGGAATTGCGACAACACTGGTCTGTGCTGCAGACAGTATGAAGCGAACAGTTGTCCTGGCTTTCGTTGCCAGAGTCCTTGTGATGCCTTTCCCGGCTGCCATATTGTCGAGATACTCGCCCTCTGCGTATTTCAGCAGATTTTCTTTAAACGACTTATCGATCAACATGTACATCTGAAAAAGTTCGACAGCGCAAGCGTACAAAATTAAAGAGACGGGCTCTCCTCTTGCGAGGGAGTACGTCTCTCCAGTGATCTCGTTGTATCGATTCTGAAAATCTCGCTTCATCTGATCTTCCACGCTGTCAAGTGTGGTTTCATCGATGAAGCTGATGTCAGGGAGGTTCTCTAATTCTGGAATTGCCATGTGTTAATTACCTCCGATATAAACCGTGAGACCGAGAACCCCGTCAGCTCCGATCTCAGTGGCTTCCACTCTGTCAAGCTGGATGCCCGGCGCGTATTGTGCAATCTGCTCGGCCAGATCGACCGTGATTGTATTCAGTGCAGCCGGATGCGGAGCATCGACAGCTGTCCCGGATAAGCCGAAGGACCGGCTTCCCGGAATCGTGCCCTGTCGAGTAATCAGCAGGGCTTGTATGATCTGGTCAATCTTCTGAAGTTGTTCAGTGTTCAGAACGCCGTCCAGATCGATTATGTCTTCAAGTCGCATGTAATTCATTACCAGTACTCCTTGAAAGTTAAATCAACCGAGCACCGCACCAGTTCTCCGCGATTATAGACCGTGTTGTACGCAGCAGAAGAGGACTCTAGGAGGAACTTGTGTGCGTTCCATCCGTAGACCTGCCCGCCGAGTACGAGATATTCCACATCGCCGCGCCGGATCATCTGCTCAATCAGTTCCAGCGTTTTCTTTGGCTTCACGCCATGTTCAGCACTGAGATCAACAGTCATTGTGGTCTCCATGCGGTCTGGCCCCTGGAACTCTGAGCGAGGCGGAGCGTTGAGAATGTCGTGCGTTGCCCAGCGAGACGACTGACTGCGCTTCCAGTTCTTTGGTGTCATGATCCTTCGATCACTGACCTCAAAGATCAGACTCGGGCCGAAAGAACCAACGACGGACGATCTTGCCCGTCGTCTCTGTTCATCCTGCCTCCGTCTGGCTGCCTGCTCGCGCTGCCATGCCGACTCTGACATAATAACGGAAACCATACCGCCGCCGATTCTCACGACTTCGGTGCTTCTGTATACTTTTCCGGCAATGTAGAAGAGACTCGGTCCTGTATATCTTGACATAACTTAAAGCCTCCTCACTTGATGTGTTGAATGATCTCGGAAAGCGTGATCGACCCCGCAGCAGACTTGAAAGTGATCTCGCCGGTTGCTGTGAGGTTGATATCCTTCCCGGAATTGATGTTGATAGATCCAGCCGACAGATTGATCGTGCTGGCATCCACAGAAAGATTGCCTTCCAGATTCAGAGAGAAGTCCTTCACATTGAGGGACATCATCCCGGACATATAGATCAGGAATGCTTCTCCGATTGCAGTGGAATTGAAGTCTTTTCTGTAGTATCCCGCTCCACTGCCGTGCGGAGTGTTTTGCGTGTTCCAGTACGTTCCAAGACAGATGCCTGCCGCCTGCCCGTTAGACAGGTGAACCACAAGCACATCACTATCGATTGGCGGCATCTGATACTCGTCATTGAATGTCGCATACGGAAGATCATCCGTGACTGTTTCATCCAGATCCGGATAGGTGACCTTCACAAGACCATTCTTGTAGTCGATACTGGACACCTTGCCGATTCTAATAGGTCTGTCCATTCAATTCCTCCACTCAGTCAAAGGTGCCATTGTCCACCCAACCGTAGACATTGGAAGAACCGTCCACATGGATCAAGTGCCAAGGATGCGCTTTTCCGCTTCCGTTCTTGATCGTGATCCGGGCTCTTCCAGCGCGTGCCGGATAACCTTTCGCACCTGGATAACTTGTGTAGTAGTGCGTTCCGCCATGGAAGTTGACGATATCGCCCACGTTGTAAGACTTGGACTTTGCCGCCGCTTTCTTGGTGGACTTTTTCGGTTCTTTGGTTGTCTCCGTGACAGTGTAATGAACAACATCAACCTTGTTCTGATACCGGTGCATCTTGACGTGCATCTTCGTTCCGGATCCGTTGACCGTAGTCTTGACCTCGTCCACGAAGTAGTTTCCTGCCGCTTTACCAAGCGAGCCGTCAACCTTGACCATGATGCCTGATACCATTCGCACGTCCGGCCAGATATCTCCCTCAAGGATTGTCGCTTTTTCGTTCTCATTGTTGACTCCCGCACTGATCAGATGAATTGCGTCTGCCAGATTAGCAGCCTGTTCTGAGAGTTTCAGCGTCCTTGCACTTGGATCCTTCTCTCCTTTGGTGCCTGTGACAGGGCAGTAGACTGAGAACTCCCGGTCCACTTTGTTCTTCTTTTTGTTGTCGGTCTGCTTATAAGAGCAGCGCCCGCCGGTATAGGTCCCTTCGATTGTGTCTGTCCAGTCCCATGAATCACCAACGAAAGAAGAACGAGAAAGAGTGAGCACTGGCTTGTGAACCTCGTACTCATTCTTCCCGTACATCACGATTCTGTTTTTGTAGATCTTCATACCGACGCCGTACTTCTTAGCCAGCTCATACAGAAAATCCGAATCACTGCGGTCAGTCTGTTCGATAGACTCAATCGCATGATCCGGACCGTCGTACATGAATGCCAGTTTATACCGTGAAGCAATTGCCGCACCGATTCCTTTGACACTTGTTGACTTCCATGTCTTCGTCCGGTTAGTCCTCTTGATCGAGGTGTCCGTCGGAAGACTTATCCCGCCGAGATTAGCGACCAGCGGTCCGCCGGTCATGTTCATCTCGTCCAGGAGAAAGTCCCCGCAATCCATCCTCTTTTCGTCATATTCACTGTTCCAGTGATGGAGCAGGATCTTGGCAACGATCCGGTCTCCTTTTTTCGGAAGCCAGCCGTTCAAAAATCGAAGATCAGAATTGAAAAGTGTCAGTGAAACCGTGTCAGAAGATCCACTCGCCACGTCATCGTAAGTAA